ATCGTCGAAGCGCCAGGTCTCGACGTGGTCGCGGTTGTCCGGCTGGGCACCGGCGTTGCCGTACAGCCCCGGCACGAAGGTGCCCTGAGCGGGCTCGCCGCTCGGGCTGATCAGGACACCCTGCTCATTCAGGCTTGGTGCCCGCCAGTGACGCGCCTTACCCGCCGCCTGGCTGTGCCAACGCACCCAGGCACTGGTCCAACCGCTGCCGTCCGAAACCCGGACCATGGCGGCGGCGAGGTCGACCGCGACCACCCGACAAGGAATTACCAGGCAGGCCAGCATGCGGTCGTGCATTGCCGATACATAGCTCACTCCATGGCCTCCGGTGGCAGATAGTTGCCTTCACCACCCGGGCCGGTGTCGGGAACAAAACCCCAGACAAGCGAGCCTGGTGGCTGATTGGGCCAGGGCCACTCTTCTTCACCGAGGTAGATGACCTGGGTCCACTCGACCACCCAAGCCGCCAGCCCGTCCAGCTCTGGCCTGCTCCAGTCGGGTTCAGCCCGCACCAGCTGGGCCGGCTCAACCTCTATCCCCCAGGTTTGCATACGCAGCAGCACCGCCAGCTGAGCAGCGATAAACGCCGCGACGTGTAGATGATCGTCATGCTCGGCACCGACGATAGCCCGTGCCTCGAAACGCGCCTCGATCGCTACCTCGCCCGTGCCTGGGTCATAGTCAGCGGGCTCGAACCCGGACAGCTCCAGAACAATCCCAGGGACGGCGATGGCTTGAAGCATTCCGGGCATCGTGCCCACGTAGTGCAGACCAGGAATAGCCTGAGCTATGGCCTGCTCCATCGCGGCGTACACCCTCGCCAGAGGGATCGGATCATCAGCCATTACCAGTTCTCCGTAAGAGTTTGTGCATTTCGAAGTTCAGCTCCTGTTCCATCACCACCAGCAACCGCTGGTGAGCCTTGTTCGTCCATGCGCTGAAGTGAGGCCTCACCGCCTCGAGTGAGATCTTGGCCTTGGCCAGCGGGAAACGACTGTCGTTCTCGGCGATCCAGCCCGAGCTGGCCCCACCCGCTTTCGAAACCTCGCTCTCGGGATAGTCGCTCGCTCTGAAGTGCTTGCTGGCCGTGCGGATCCAGATGTCTGGATTGCCGCCGTACACCTGCCGATAGAACGCGCCCTGATATCGCCGCCCCGCCACCGAGACGCCTGCGCGGGTCTGCCTGACCCGGCCAGCACGGCTGGCCTCGATCGGGTTGAGGCCAAACCAGAGTCTGCCCTGCCCGTTGCTGCCCACCGTGTAGGCGCGCAGGCGCTGCCGCACCGCCGCGATGGCAATGCGCTCCTGCTGGCCTACCGAACGCGCGACATGGGTCCGCAGCCAGCGCAAGGTCTTGTTGATGGCCCGCCGCTGGGCTGTGTTGATCGCCTTGGGCACCAGCCCGGCAAACTGCTCGAACCCCTTCACCTGTCGAGGGTTCGCCTGCAGTGTGATCAGGCCGGTGTCGGAGGACTGCTTGTGATAGCTGCCGACATTCATCGAACCTCCCGTAAAGCGAAATTGATCCAGCCCGTGCCGTCCGGGTCACGCTTGGCGATGACGTATCGTCCACCGCCATCCGCAGGCGCCAGATCGCAGACCAGCTGCTGACCTTCCTTGATGCCCGCGGCGTCACCCACACGCACGGAGAAGACGGGTTGACGAAGGCCGGTGTTGATCGTGCCGACCTTTGGCTGCTGCCACGGCACGGACATGAACCCCTTCACCGGCTCGTCGAAACCCTCAATCTCGACCTCATCCCCCAGCTCTTCCAGTAGCGCAGCATCCATGCCCGCCACCTGATCGCGGAAGCCCACGTCAGTCACCGCCGTCCTGATCACCTTTCGGCAGCTGGCCGCGGCGAGCGATCTTGCCTTCGGCCACCAGCAGCTCGGCGACTTCCTTGCTGGGCGGTTCGTAGACCTCACCTTGGCGGGTCACTTTGGCGCCGTCCTGAAGACAACCGTCCACCACTACGTATTCCGTTTTCGCAGCCATGTCACACCACCTTCGCGTAGAGGAAAGCATTCGGTTCCAGCATGCCGGCCAGAGGAGCCGACTGGAGCTTCAGCCAACGCACGCTCGGCTCCTTGGTGACCCAGCTCTTGGGGAAGCGCGCCGCTTCGACCAGGCCGCTCTCGATGGCTTCCAGATCCTGAACGGCCGCGTAGAGCATGGCGTTGCGGGTCGAGGTGGAACCCAGAATCAAGCCGCCAGCTGGAATCACCGGTTGCTCGTTGCCGGTTGCGTCCAGGTACCACTCGTCGTAGACGTACAGATCGATGCCCGGATCGTTGAGGTAGCCGAGGTAGGTCACCCCGTCCGGCAGTTCTTCAGGCTTGATCAGCCCCATGTCCACGCGCCGGCTGTTCAGCTGTTTCAGCACCGTCTCATTGCTTTGGAAGGCATCCTGCGCCTCGGCGCTCAACACACCTACGTTTGCCGATCGACCGGAATCCTTGGCAATCAGACGGCGCCACTGGCGCATATTGGCGATCGGGTCAGAGCCGGCGGTGTTCCAACGCCCGGTGGCAAGCGTGACCTTGTGGGTGTCTTCCATGAGGAAGTCGATGGTGTCATCCACACCGTCGCCGACTACCCGGATACGCCCGGTCGTCAGCGCTTGGGCGCACATCCACTCCTCGCGGCGAGTGATCTCGTCATCGAGGTCCACCAGGTCACGGCCGAGCAGCTCACCGGCTCGCTCAAGCGGAGTGCGTGTCGAGAATGGATTCTCGCCCGCACCGCGCTTCAGGATCAGCTCAGCACGGGTTTCGCGCTTCGGCTGAATGTACGGCGGCTTGTAGGTCGACGAGTTGATGCCGGTACGCTGCGATACGCTGCCTGGCAGGGTCGGGTGTACGAACGGCGCCATCTTGCGCTGGCCCTTCACGATGTCGATGGAGACCGTTTCAGTGCCGAAGGTCTCGGGAGCGCCGCCGTTGAAGAAAGTGTTCATGAGGAAGCGCCGCGGCGTCACCATCTGCTCGACGGCTTCCAGCATGGTCAGGGTGTCGAAAATGTCAGTCATGGGTGCTCCGATCAACGAATGAAAAGGCAGAGAGGACGCAGAGCGGCCTTCGCAGCGGCCAGGGTCAGGCCCTCGCCAAAGGTGAGTTGGCTGCCCAGCACCTGGCCGGTCAGACGGATCGGCGCGCTCTTGGCGCCGTCGGTGGTGTCGACGTCCTGGTCGAGGATCACCGCGGGCGTCTGCGAGCCGTCCTCGGCAGCGGCCTTGCACAGCAGGTACTCACTGGTGGTGGTGACCTGGCCCAGCACCGCACCGCGGGCCAGCTTCTGGCCAGCGGCAATAACGCCGGTGTCCATCACGATGGGGAAGTCGCCCGCCGAGAGCTGGCTCGGCAGGTAGGTCTTGCGTTCGGGGTTGCTCATGAAACTCTCCTTCAGCGGCGCGACGCGCCGGCCACAATGGCGCTGACAGCGGCTTTGCGGTCAGCTTGCTTGCTGTCAGTGGATGGGGAAGTGCTGGTGACGCCTTGGGCATCGCCCTTGATGGCAGCCAGCGAGATACCGCGGTCCTGGGCCGCCTTGAACAGCACCAGGGCGGTGGCTTCTACAGAGCTGCCATCGTCGATGGCCGCCCCGACTTCCTTCTCGAAGCCTTTGGCGGCCAGGGCGTTGATGCCCTTGATGCGCTCACGCTCGGCGGTGGCAGCCTCGGCCGCCTGAGCGATCTCGATGGTGTTGGGGTCGGTGCCAGCTGCAATCGCCGTGCGCAGTTCTGCCGTGGTAGTGACGGTGGTCATGGTGTGTATCCTTGGGGAGTTGAGGGCCGGCTTGGCCAGTTCAGTAATCAGGGATTCCAGCGAGCCCACGCGATGGGCCAGGCCGTGCTTGACGGCGTCGGCACCGACGCGGATCCCGCCGTGATCGCCCATCTCGGGCACCTTCTCGGCAGTCACGCCGAGGTTACGGGCAACCTTGCCCACGAAGACTTCGCCCAGGGCGTCGATGGTCTCGCCCAGCTTCGCCCGGCCTTCCTCGGTGTTGAGGTCCGGGCGCTTGTTGGGGGCATTGCGGCTGACGATCTGGTAACGAGTCCGCCCGCTCACCTTCTCGTTCTCGACTACCGCTTCAACAACGACGCCGATGCTGCCGGCCAGGCTGGCTTCGTCGATGACGATTTCGCTGGCTGCCGAGGCGATCCAGTAGGCTGCGCTGGCTCCGATACCGCCGATGTACGCGACGATGCGTTTGCGCGCGCGGCCGGCGTAGATCATCTCGGCCAGCTCGTTGATGCCCGACGCAACACCGCCGGGGCTGTCGATGTTGAGTACGATCGACCTGACCTTGGGGTCATCCAGCGCTCGCTGAATGTCCGTGGCCAGGATCTGCGTGCTGGTTGCACCGCTGATCTCGGTGAACAGGTTCGCGTAGCGGAAAATCGGCCCAACGACTGGCACCACTGCCACGCCGTTGCGCATGGTCACCCTGCGGGTGTCCTCCAACTGCTCGCCGCGCTTGGTCGCCAGCGCCACCGGATCGCCCATGCGGTCGGAGATGGTCAGCAGGTTATCCAGCGCGTCAGGCAGCATCAGCCAGGGCTGCGAGGCAGCCAGCTCAAGTGCTCGAGGCATTTCTATTCCTCTTCGGGTTTGGGGTCAGGCGGGGTTTCGAGCCCACTCTTGGGCAGGGCCTGCATGTTGTGCTCACGGCGGTAGGCAACCTCGCGAGTACGCTGGCGGATCACTTGCTGCCACGGTTCACCGGTCATGGCCGCCGTTTCCAGGGTCTCGTTGCTCACGCCGATCTCGATACGCTTGCCGGCAGCGTTGGCTTCCTTGAGCTCATCTATGGCGCCACGCGCCGGGCCGATCCAGATGGCTTGGCAATAGGCTTTGCGCCTAGCCGGAGCGTTGTATCCGGGCAGGTCAATCAGCCCCCTGGCCACGGCCTCATCGATGACCAGCTCGCGGCTCGGCTGGCAGAAGTCGCAGGCCAACCACCAGCGGCGCAAGCTGTAGAAGCGCCAGGCCTGGAGCATCGCGGCACGGGCAGCGCTGTAGCTGCTGCTGTAGTGCAACAGCAGCTCTTCCAGCGGCAGTTCCAGTGCCGCGCCGATCTCCTTCACCACCGCGGTGAAGAACGGGTCGAACTGGGCGTTGGGGCGGCCGGGGTTGGCCACCATCGGCTCCTCGCCCACGCCGAGGTCCACGATCGCGCCTTCACCCAGGGCGAGCGTGCCATCAGAGGTGTCGTCACCTCCGGGCTGTTCTTCAGTCAGAGCCGACATCGGCAGGTTGCTGGTGTTGAAGTCGTTGCTCTTCTTGATGAACACGGTGAACATCGCCGAGATCACCGCCGCCATCAGCTCGGCGCTGCTGTAGCGCTCCAGCTTCTGCAGGGGCTCCAGCACCGGGGACAGGTACGGTACTCCGCGCTTCTGCCCAGGCCGCTCCTTGTCGGCCATGACATGCAGCACGCGACGCCGCCCAGTCTCAGCACCGAACACGGTCAGCCGCTCCCAATGCAGCGCCTTACCCGCCAGATGCTCGCCGGGGTAGCCGGAGCACACGTGGTACGCCACAGGCGAACCCAGCCCGTCGAACTCGACCCCTTCCACCAGGTCCGCGCGGTCCATGCCGCCGTTCGGGTTGCCGACACGGTCGGACTCGATCAGCTGCAGCCGCGTACTGAAGATGCAACCGGGGCGCTCCTGGTCCGGACTGGCCACGAACACGTCACCCGCCACCATCGACGACACCAGCACCAGGGCTTGCAGTTGGTAATGGTTGAGCGTCGCTTCGGCATCGCACTCCCTCGGGTCATCGGCATACAGCGACCACAACCGATCCAGTTGAGCGTTGAGTTGTTCGGCCTCCTCTTCGGTCAGGCCCAGCGCTTCATGGTCGACCTGGGCGCGGCAGACCAGCCCAGTGCCGACGACATTGGTGCGTAGCCGCGTGATGGCCGCGCGGGCCACCAGGTGGTTACGCATGGCATCACGGGAGCGCGCCACCAGCATCCGGCGCTCGTTCTGATTGAAGTCGCGCCGTGGGCTGCCAAGGCCAGGCAGCCAGCTGGCTACACTGCGCAATACCCGTGACGCGCCGCGCCAACGGGTTTCAACCCCACCGCCGCCGCCCTGGGCGACGATCTGTTGCCCATCGACCGATGCCCTGGCCACGCGGATCGCTTCAGTCATCAGCTGCTCGGCAGCCGACTCCCGTTTACTGAACGGCCACATGGTCAGATCCCCACGTAGGAAATGCGGTTGCGGCCCCTGCCCTGAAGCGTTGCCTGCTCTGCGGCAACCTCTTCGGCGTACTGTTTCTCCAGCAAGCGCAAGCTGTTGAGCTCGGCCAGCTGGACCTCGCGATCCTGCCGACGCAGCCGCTGGCCGTTCTTCAGGACGCGCGAGATCGCCGCCCGGACTTCGGCAAGGCGTTGTTGTGCATCTGTCATGGTGAACCTCGGTTAGCTGACGCGGCTCCGTGTGCCCCTGCCGCGCGAAACCACGCGACGAGGAATCGGCGCCACCGCCTGTTCAGTAGTGAAGAGGGTGGGCTGCAGCAGTTGCTGCTCCAGCTGGTCCCATTCGTTGTCGCGCAGCAGGTGGGTCTTCAGGCTGCGGGCCGCGTGTAAGGCGTACACCTCGCAGTCCAGCGCCTCGTTGCGCCGGCCGGCCTTCTTCTGCCAGACCATCTTGCTGGGGTTGCGCGGGTGCGGCGCCAGGACTTCGTTGGTCACCTGCTCGTAGTAGTCCGCGCGGATCTCGCTGTACCAGTGCATACGCCCGGGCCCGCTGCCCTTGAGGCGCATCCGGCCATCGATCAGCGTCTTGGCCTTGTGGGTACCGACGATGAATACACGCAGGCCATACCTGGCGGCCTTGGTGTTGTCCTGGGTGGTGTCCGCCGACTGGGCCGGCTTGGTGAAGATCTCCCGGTCCCGGCTGTCGATGGACGCGCCCTTGATCGCCATGATGTTGAAGCGCTGGCGATCCCGTACGTAGGTGTACACCGCGTCGCTGGTGTTACCGTCGGAGCTGTCGATGCTGACCGCCGACACGGCCAGTTGCGCACCGCTCTCGGTGGGGATCGGCGTGGCGATGATCCGGTCAAGCTCGGTCCACACCCCATCATTCGGGTCGATCGGGTTGCCGGGCAGCTCGCCCCAGTACAACCGCCAGGACTCCTCCCCTCGCCCCCAACCCACGATGACCAGCGCGAGGCGGTCGCCCTGGACGTCGACACCGACCGTGACCAGCAGCGTGCCCTTCGGGGCAGTCAACTCGGCGTAGGGTTCGGCACGCTTCTCCAGTTCGTCCGTTTTCGGAGCGTTGTTCTTGTACTCATAGCTCTCGCCCATCGAGCTGTTGGTGAAGGCGATCATCGGGCCGATGTTGCCCAGCGACGCCGCGTGTTCGGCCTGCAGCTTCTTCTCCATCAGCACTTCGAAACGCGAGCCATGGAACGTGGCATACAGCTCGTTGAGGATGTAGCCGGCGATGCCGCGGAACTCGGCAGTTGCCTCCCAGCGCCCACGCTTGAGGTTGGCGTTCTTCTGGTGGTCATCCCAGATCTCGCCGCAGTGAGGGCATGCGTAGTACGCCGTTTCCGGGCGGCGCTTGCCGTACACCTCGTGGAAGTAGTGCTCGTCCTCGTCGCAGTGCAGGTGGTCAAAGCTCAGCGCATGCGCCTGGCCGCAGCCGTGGCATGGGACCAGGCCCACGCGCTTGTCCGACAGTTCCAACTCGGCATCAATCGCCGACAGCCCTTTGATGGTCGGGGTGCCGCCGATGATGATCTTCGACCGGCGGAACGTCTTGAGGCGCTCCTTGGCCAGCTTGATGCTGTCCCCCTGCCCCCGCAGGTTCAGGTTGCAGTCGTCGGGCTCTTCGATTGCAACCCGCGGAACCGGCGTCGATTTCACGCTGGCCGGGCTGTTGGAGCCGACCATTTTCAGGAAGCCGCCGGGGAAGCGCTTGAAGTCCTGGCGCTGCTGCAGCTTACGGCTGCGCAGGTCGACTTTCTTGCGCAGCCGCGGCGTGGCCTCGATCATCGGCTCGAGCTTCTCGCCGACATACTGCTTGGCCGCCTCGGCCTTGGGGAACAGCACCAGGATTGGCGAAGGATCGAGGTCGATCCACTTGCCCAGGGCATTGCCCAGCACGCCCGACGTCCAGGCCACCTGCGCCGACTTACGGCCCACAATCTCGCTGACGGTCGGATCGTCCAGCGCCTCCAGCGGGCCGCCTGGCCAAGTCAGGTGCGGCGTCACGTCGAACCGGTATTTGCCGGGACGTGCCGTTTCTTCCGGTGCGAGCCAGCGGAACTTGTCCGCCCACTCGATGATGCTCATGCGCGGGGGTGGCGCCCACTTGCGGCAGACCCGGCCCATCGCTTTACTCGCCGTCTTCCTCAGAGCCCTCCTCGTCGTCCGGCTCGTCAGGATCCCCAGCGAGATCGTCATCCTCGTCATACGCGGACAACCTCCTCAGTATTGATTCGATGGGCGCGCGGATCAGCAGGTCATCAACCTGCACGCCGTACTGCGCGGACAGGGTTGCCGCCAGCTCATCAGGGAAGGTATTCAGCAGCTCGATCTTGGCCGCGGTGATCACCGCTTCGAAGCGCTCGACCATCTCGGCTTCGATCACGACTTCACCCAAGTCCTTGGCCAACGCCAGTTCTTCGCGATCTCCGCGCAGCCTGTCGAGTCGGTCGCGGGTGGATTCCTTCTTGCCGTTCAATGCGGCCTGGCGCATCAGCCATTCGATCACCGCCTGGGTGTCGTACTGGTTTTCGTTGCCACGCCCCACGCCGAACTCGATCACCGGCATGCCTTCCTTCTGCCAACGGCTCAACGTGCGTTCGTCTCGACCGACGATCTCGCCGAGCTCGACCTTGCTGACTGTCATCCCCATTTCTAAGTCCTTGAAAAGACGGACATCCCTGCCGAAATCTCAGCTGCAGGGAACCCGCGAGTCTGCGCACCCGTGTAGGGGGCGGGCCGGGGGGAGGACCCAGAAAATCGGCCCCCTCCCCCTGGTCGGGTCATTGCCCTGCCTCGCTGCTAGGTGGCACCTGCCCGAGGCCCAGCCGCTTCGCAGCCCAGCGTTCGTAGAGGCTGATCGCGACATCGGCACCGGCCATTGCGGTTAGGCAGCCGACCGATGCTGCCGCCCACACCGAAACCCCGAGGGCATACAACAGCATGTTGGTCGACAACCCGCAGGTGACACAGGCACCCGAGCGCAAAGCCAGCCGGCGGACCAGCCCCCAACCACGAGCACCCGCCTTGTCCGCCCGCCACATCTCTCCCGATACGCCGCCGACCAGGGACAGCACGATCACCATCCAGATCGGCAGCTCGGCTAACGTTTGTTGCTCGCTATTCATGTAGGCCTCATTGGCAAAGCACGGCGCTGGAAAAAGAAAACCCCGCCGGGTGGCAGGGTTCTCGATGCCCCGACTGGTCGGAGCGGGTTGCACAGCACAGTGCTTGTGGGGGAAGCGCCTAAGCGCACTTGTCATATCGTGGCGACTTTTTACCCCTGACCGGAAAAACCGAAAAGAGGCAATTTTCGGTACGTTGCAATGTGGGGGCTATGTAGCTTCAATGTTGCACACAAGTAGCATTGGCACCCGACGAACGGTATGGGCTCGATCTGGACCTAACCGCGCCGCCAGGATGCCTTGCACCTGCAGATGCATCGCTTTGACCCAGTTGCGATAGGTGCGGTCGGCGTCTTCAGCCAACCCAACCTGGCGCATTTGTTCCCGCACCGGTGCTTCATGCAGGTAGCGAAACACCGCCAGTCGCGCCAAGACTTCGCCGCGCTTGTCGCGACGCCTCAGTTCGGCCACTGCGGCATCAACTTCAGCTGCAGCGTGATCAAGTCCAGCACCCGCCACCAGGATGCTGGAGCCAGCAGCACCACCGCGAGGCGCGGCGCCCTTCCACTCCATGATGCTGCCCATCTGACTGCCCAGGCCAGACCCGAGACCGAGCCGGGCACGCTGTTCCGCCCAATGGCGCATCAACTTCTCGACGTCAGCAAGCATATGCAGCCCCTTACTTCCGGCGACCCGAAGTCCTTTCAGCTTCGACTTCTCTTTTCAATTCCGCATTGCGGTTGCACATCGGCTCAAGCATGGCAATAACTGCCAGGTAGTCAGGCAAGTGATCACTCACCAGGATGTAGTCAATCACGCCGTCATGGGCTTGAACGTCGAAGATGTGTAGAACCTCTGGCAGTTGTTTGAAGGAGGTTTCAGCCGAACGCTGGTAGTGGCGGTACACGTCTTTAGCATCGTCCCAGAGATGAAAACCCATGGACTTCAAGTAATCGTCGCCATCCCAGGTGTCTTCCCACTGCTGCCCCGAGTACTCCTCCAACTGCTCGGCAACACGTTTCAGTTGTCCATTTTCTACGGTGTAAATAGCCATTTTTTGCCTTCCTACGCTTCTGGTTTATGTCGGAACTTTTGTCGGAACTCTGTCGGAATGTTAAATCCCTTTAAACTCAATGCTTTAACGCTAAACTCAGACAATCAGACAGGTATTTTGAGAAAGCCTTACGTATGTAGGTGTGCGCACGTGCACATGAGGACTTTCAAAAACTCTGTCGGAATGTCGGAATGCCCGATTTTATTGGGCATAACCCTGTCGGAACGTTGTCGGAATAGTGTCGGAATGTCGGAATCAGAAAGGTCCCGGCGGGGGCAGAACATGGCGGTCGAAAGCCGTCGTAAACTTACGGCATTCCAGCCCGGCCTTGCCTGCCCAATCGCGCCCCAACTCTCCCTTCTCGGCCAAGAAAGATGGCGTGACATAGATCCGCTTCGTGATGAACTGATCCCCTTTCGTGGGGTAGCGAATATCGGTTCTTGCCTGCTTCAAATCCCTCACAGCCTCCTGCGTGAAGTCGCGTTGCCTTCGCTTGAACTCGTTCGCACCGTCACACCACTTACAGAAGGCGCGCCACAAGTCGTCCTGGGTGACAGCAGCGGTCACCGGAAACTCTGTCTCCCCGGCTAGCCATCGACGCACGAAGTACCGTGGCGCCGGTAGGCTTCCATCAATCAGCCCCTGCTTTTCCTCATTGAGGGGTGGTTTTGTATGGGGGCTGAAACCTGTCAAATCAAGTCCCATCAGGTATTCATAGAACGCAGCGATACCCCCTGACTCGATCTCGTTCACCAGGGCCTCGAAGTACTCCTTGGGCGGGACCCGATCCACATACAACACCAGGTACCGACGGTCCCCATCATCAAGAGCCAGCGGCACGGTGGAGTTGGAAAGGAACACGAAGTTGAGGTGGTTCCTCTCCTCCCTCACCGGCATGTTCTTCTCATTGATCTGCAGTGTCTCTCCTGTGACCAGGTGCTTTAGCACCCCCTTGTAGTGCCGCATCTCTTCACGACTCACCACCTCTTCAGCCAAAGCGAACAGCTTACGGCTCTGCCAGCCGGTGAACTGGCTCTCCAGCTGCGCCTGCCCGATGGTAGTACCGTAGGCACCATAGATCTCACGCACCACCTTTTCCCACAGCAGGCTTTTGCCTGGTCCCTCGGCACCGAACATCACCACCGCCGTAGCCATCTTCGCGCCAGGGTTCTGCAGCGGGTAGGCGATCCACTTCAATAGGAATCGGTACTCATCCGCGCGGTTGTTGCACAGCAGCCCCAAGTGCTTGAGGATCAGCTGGCAACCCTCCTTCCCGCGCTCATCCCGCTCAGCGTGGAACCCATCGAACAGGTTCAACATCATCGGATTGCAGGTCTCAGTCGGATCAAACACCACATCCTGAGCCATGCGGCGGTGCTCGCTCTCCTGCCACCACTTGTATGTAGTACGCCCGACCGCCTCACGGATGGCGGGCAGCTTGATCATTCGCCCCCGGGCACAATCCCAGGCGACGTCAGACCCGTAGATCACCACGAAATCGCGCAACAACTCCTGCTCGCTGATCCGAAAGCCCCCCGTGCCCCCGGGGGTGTGTGAGCCGGGCTGGTAATCATCTTCCGGCCACTCCGGAGAAGGGGCGCCGGGAGGAGGTTCGTAATCCGGTACAGCAGTCGCAGGCAATGATTCCACTCCTGCCAACACCTGCTCACCGGAAGGGGCGCGGGGAAGGTCATCGGCCACTGGCCTCGCCTCTCCCAACGGGGGTGGCGAGGGAGGCCTAGACTGACCACCCAGGCCAAGCAGGCGCGCCGCTTCCTTGGTGGCGGAACGCACATCACCACCATGCTCGAGAATACAGAACACATCGAATGCATCGTTCTTGTGCCCGTTGGCCAACGGATCGGAAGTATGGTGCGAATACAGCTTGTCATCGTTGATGGTCACACCCGGTTCCCCGCTGCTGCTTTGCGGGCACAACCACTTCCCATCGATGCGCTTGTACCCATGTGCCTCGATCAACGTGGCGATGTCATGGTAGCGATTGAATTCAGGGATGACTTCGGGAAGCCGGTCGCCGGAACGAGCTGCAGCCGGTGACGTCTTGGCTGCAGGACGAGTCGGGGTCATCGCCGGCTTTGGCTTCCAGGGGCAAACGGCCTCTGCCTTGGGCTTGAATTCATCCCATCCTTGCCAGATGGCCAATAATTCAGCAGGCAACTCCGGCAAGCCATCAGCTGCTGGCGGGGTGCGCCACGTATATGGCTTACGGGTACCTGGGTGAATGGATGGTGGCAGCACGTCCTGCACCAGACCGCCCCGCAGCTCGAAAACAGTCACTTTCTTGAAGGGCTCAGCCGCCATTCGGAAAGCGGCCTCGCGTGCGGCATCGCCCTCGTCGATGGCCGCCTTTACTTGCGCCATGAGCCCTTTGTAGATGGTGCCATCAGGGTCATTCTTGTTCGGCCACACCAGCGAATGGCGGCTCAGCTCCACCCCGTCAGGAACACGAAACATGACGCGAAATCGCGCAGGATTGCCCACAGAGGTCGGGTACGCCACCGCGATTGCATCGACGTCAAGGCCCAGCGTCTGCTGCAGTACCTGCCGCGTAAACTCGACATCATCGACATCAAGCGAACAGACACGACTCGGCCCGAGCACAACGCCGAGGTTGTGGCTCGGGCTTGCATTCCAGAACGCCTCCGCCGTCGAGGCATCAGTGAAGTAGCCACCGGGTTTGTTCCAGCCGTTACCCTTTGGCCCCTTCTCACCTGGTTCAATCGGAACCAGGGCAAGACCGAAGGTTTCAATGTAACGCCGCGCCCAATCAGCTGTGGTAGGAGTTGGACGCTCGCTCATCTGCGTCGCTCCCGTAGTTCCTGGCAACTGATGCAGGTTTCACAGCCCGCAACCGACTGCTGACGGGCAAGCGGGATCGGCTCGTCGCAGTCATCGCAGAACTGTGAACTTGGCTTGGCAACCTTGCGAGCATGGCGCAGCAGCGAAACCTGCAGAAAGTATTCAGCCTGATCGTTGGCGAGATCGATAGCGTCAGCCATTGGCCTGATCCTCCATGGCTTGGCGCGCACCCGCAGTGATCGCAAGCACCTGACGGATAACGTCCATCCCGCAGGCTTCCAGCCTCTGAACTTCATGAGGCTCCCACACGTTGTCCGCGGCACCTTCGTGCATACTACTGACAAACTCCGCTGCCTCGTTGAGCAGCAAGCCAACTGCTTTCAGTTGCTCATTGGTTGCCGGAACTGGCTGCGGGCGGTACCAGACCACCCCGGCAGCCCTCCCCAAGGCATCCAGCACGCGCTTGTCAGAGGTCCACTGCAACACCTCTTCAAGCTCGTCAGGCGTAAGCCAGCGACGCTCTTCATCGTGCTTCAGCTTCTTCTGCAGGGCATCCAAATCCATGCCCATCTCAAAAGCCAGGCGGGTAATACCACCTTTGTATTCGCGACCTGCGCGCCAGAGCGCGTGCCGCAGGGAGAGAGCCGGACTGGCGTCCGGCTGATTGTCGATGCGACTCATAACCGTTAATCCTCGTTTAACGGTGTAGTCATGGGATCAGGCAAGCCCTATCCTACGACCACGACCGTACTGTGCTGTGCTGTGTCGTAGCTGGACTGGGGAGGTGAGAGTCCCCAGTCCAGCACCCTATTTTTTTACTTGTCTTAGATATGCCCAATCGATGTCCGGTCGAAGCGCTTCGCAACGAATCACCCCGCTCGTTTCCCGATCCAGGCTGACAGCCAGGCCTGCACTAGCGCGACGGTTCCCGTAGGCCACCTGCTTTAACTGGCCAACCGACGTTCCACAGTGACCCGCGAAAACCTCAAGCCCTTCCTTGTCCATCGTTTTTAAGTACTCGCTAAGCGTCATAGACACCTCCATTGGCGGCGAGATTAGCAATTGCTAATAAACAAAACAATAGCATCTCGTAATTTACTGTTTGCTAACGGAAAGCAATCATCACCGAATGGATATCAACGAAAGGCGTATCGCCTCCCTCCGCAAGATCATGGGTCCCCTGAGCCAGAAGGAATTCGCTGAGGCTCACGACCTGGATGCGTCGTACCTATCACAACTGCTGAATGGCCATCGCAAGCTGGGGGAAAAGGCTGCTCTGACTCTCGAGCTAAAGATCGGGCTCACAGCAGGGACGCTGACATCTCCCCCCTCGCAGGAGCCCCTCACCGCAACCTCAGACAACGTGGTTCGCCTACCTAGCAGGTCGGCCAAAGACAAGAACTTCGTACTGATCCCGCATCTCGACATTGCGGCATCCATGGGGCATGGCAAGGCAGCCCCGGGAATGCACATTGAAGTCATCCGCGATATGACCGTTCACCTTGATTGGTTGAGGATGCAGGGTCTCAGCTTCTCGAAGATCGACAACCTCGCGATCATCACCGGTGACGGTGACAGCATGTCCGGCACGTTCTCCGATGGGGATGCCTTGCTTGTAGATCGCGGCATCACTCAGGTGAAGACTGATGCCATCTACGTATTCACGCTTGACGGCGACTTGTACATCAAGCGCCTCCAGCGCCTGACCGGCGGACAGCTCCGAATGATTTCGGACAACCCCGTTTACCCACCCATCACTATCGACGAGTCGATGATTGATCGCATGCATATTCAGGCACGCGTACTGCTCGTCTGGAACGCAAAAAAGATATAGCCCCTCACTTGCTGTGATCAACCGGCTCAAGTGCTGGGGCACAGCCACACCCAGATAATTTAGCGTTTGCTATTGAATAACCAATTAGCTTTTGCTAATTTCAGGTCGCGTCAGCCTCTCACATCAAGGACACGGCCCCATGAAAACAGCACAGTACAACGGACCCGGAGCGGTTCTGATACGTCCCACCGCCTGCAGCAGCCTGGCTAAGATTCAGGCGTTCCAGCACCGCACTGGCATGCAGGTTGTCGTCTCTAGCACTGGCAAAGCCCACGCCATTCCCTGCACAGGGGGTGCCGTATGAGCGAGTTCAATATCCCACTCAGCCGGGTCATGGTGCTCGAACGCACTCTGGAACACGGCGGCACCGTGACCTGCAAACTGCAGCGCCCCGAGGCCACGCTGGATGCACAAATCTACGTCGAAAACGACAACACCACTCACCACGTCAAGGTGACGATGGGACCGCTCGCCAGCTCGCTGACCCTGCCTCGCAAACTGGCAACCAAGCGTCAGTCCTTGCGGGACTTCCTGCAGAACCTGGCCAATGGCCGAGCTGACTCCGGCGCCCAGTCGGAAGAGGCCCTCGCCCTCATGGAAGCGCAGGAGAGCGTGGACAATGTCCTGCTGATTGGCCAGATCGCCTACGTCATCACTACCACCAACCCTGAGCGCCCCTTCGGCGCGGTCGTGACCAACGACCAGGGCGAGGTCTGCGCTGCGGCCACCGGCTCCAGCAAAGAGCACCTCGCCGCAGCCGTGCGCGCCAAGCTCCGGCCCGGCCAAGAGGGGCCTGGGGAGCGAACATGAGCACGCTAGATCAACTGCGCAGCGAGTGGAGCACCCCATGCCCAACGCTGACCGCTGTGAGGGAGCGGTACTTTCCTCACATCGGCTCGGATCGGCGATTCAGGGAGCTGATCAACAAGGGCGAGATCGAGCTGAAGCTGAACAAGCTGCACAACTCAGCGAAGGCACAGCACGTGATCTACCTGCACAACCTCGCCCAGTACTTCGACGGCCAGGCTGAACAAGCCTCGCATACCGTTTGAATCAGGCGGCCCCGGTCATCAGGGGCAACCAGCCCACCACCGACTCTCACCTCACTCGGCGGTGGGCTAACTTGGAGCACACCAAATGCAACCGCATCAATACGCACTTTCCGCCGGGATCGCCTTGCTGTTCCTTTTGACCGCCCTACCCTACTTGTTCGGCATCGCCCGTCGACGTGCGCTCGATCAAGGTAAAGAAATCGGCCTAGCGGAACGCGACGCCGCACACTTCACCAAGGTACGGGATCTTTGCGCCGACCTCGACGAGATCGCCATTCAGCGCGAGGCCGAGAAGCGCAAGCACCTCACCACAATCGCCAACCTCAAGCGCAACATCGTCAAGCTGGAGGAGCGGATCACCTCCTACACCGGGCTGGCGGTGACCAGGGCGGACTACGAGAGGCTGCTCGGCGCCGCTGAGACTCTGCGCCTGACCCAACGCACCTTGAACGCACTGAAGTCGCAGTCCCAAGCGGCCCGAGCAGGCGCTCAAGCTGAAGCCATCGACGAACTGGCCATGCGCATCCATGCCCAGCTGCGCACCATTCCGGCCAGCGCAACCTCCGCTCAACACCTTGTAAGACAACCGATATCCATCCAGCCGCAGGGCTCATTCCGCGCCGACATATTCGCCGCCGGAGCTGTCGACGGCTGCCACACAGCATCAGACCGACCATCACCGGAAGATCAATAAATGAGCTGGCTCTTTTCGCAGGCGCTGGTGGCGGAATACTCGGCGGCCACCTGCTGGAATGGCGCACCATCTGCGCCGTTGAACGTGATGCCTGCGCCGCACAGACTCTGGCGCAACGACAAAACGATGGATTGCTCCCGCCTTTCCCAATTTGGTCTGACGTGTGCAGTTTTGACGGACGACCATGGCGAGGCCTTGTTGACGTGGTTTCGGGAGGGTTCCCTTGCCAAGACATCTCGACGGCAGGCAAAGGTCTGGGCATCACAGGAGCCCGCTCCGGACTGTGGCGGCAGATGGCACGAATTACCGATGAGGTACGACCGCGCTACGTCGACACGATGGGGTGTTATCGGAGCAGCTGACTTCGGCGCCCCTCATCAGCGGGACCGGATCTGGCTGATCGCAGAAGACACCCACCAAGCGATGGCCAACGCTAGTGGCGAGCATGGCAAAGAGATCCTCCCCTGCCGCATTGATGCGCAGATCCGGGGCCTATCGCTCGAACGATCGCCTGGATCACGCCGTCATGGCGTTGGATCGTGGTCATCTGAACCCGGAATGGGCCGAGTGGCTGATGGGCTGGCCCATCGGATGGACCGACTTAAGGCCATTGGCAACGGACAGGTTCCAGTCGTGGCTGCAAGCGCATTCAATTCACTCTACGATAGACGATAACCAGGAGGTTGCATGAACACTCTTTTCCTGTTGATGGCGCAGTACAACGGGCAAGCAGTTATCCCCCTGGATCGTGTGTGTGCCGATTACATGAATTTAACTGTGGAAAAGTTCAAGCAAAAGCGCCTGGCCGGCGAGATTGACATTCCAGTAGTGCGCTTAGGTGCCAATAGCCAAAAGGCGGGGCTGGGGATACACCTAAAAGACCTCGCTGATTACATTGATCGACAGCGTGAGAAGGCCGAGAAGGAGCAAAACCAGTTAATGGGAAGAGCGGCGCACTAAGACCTGTACGAAAATTACGTCGCAACCAAAATCTGACATAGGCAAACGGAACCACCACCGTGAAGCTTTCAGATATGACTAGAACAGTATAAAAGCTGGGGAGGCGCGGAGCCGCTCCCCACCTACTGTTCCCTCATGGTTTCTCTAAACCGACAACAGTTTCAGTCACACTCAAACCAAACCAGTTTTTTTGAATCAATTTTTGAATAGACAAAACAACCAAATTAAAGCCGACCCTACAACCATCATAAATATCGAACCTATCAGCGTCTAATCTCTTATCAAGAACTTCACTACCCATAGGATGATGCACTTCATAGCCCCCATGTACAAATGCACTTCGATAATTATACAAACTACGCAAATTATTTGTTACAGCTTTCTTTTTTGAAACATCTAGATCAATCAGCCCTATCATTCTATTAGCTATCCCTGGTACACCTTCACCGACTCGAGTAGTGTAAATTGACTCCAAAGCATGAAATATCCAGATTATGCTATTAATATCAATATCAGACTTACAAACATGCAACAGAGCGTATATCGCTCTTGCTACTTGATTGTCAGCCTTTTGCTTAACGCCAAGGCCCAAGCGCTGATACCAAGAGTTCACCTGCTCCAATGGCAACTCTATAGGAGCGAAAGTTTTACCATTCAAACAATCAAAATACCCTTCCTCGAAATTGTAAGAAGAAAGATTAAACCGCGCCACATCCCTCGACACCTGTACCGAATCAGCACTTTTATAAAACCTAACATTTAGAAATTCGCAAGAGCCAGGTACAGACATATTCATTATAAAGAAAATATCGTACAAGTATTTTTCAGCAAACAAATGAGGATGGCCTGCGCCGACCTCTCCCTCAACGCTAACTCGAAGAACGAGATCTATATCTGACATTTCCCAAAGATAGGAAACATCCACACCTGAAAAGTCAGCAGGATTCCTATGATAGCGCGCCCTATCCTTACTCAATTTATACCAGCTAACAATAGGGGTTAAATCAACACTAACCTTCACCACGCTACCGCGGTGCTCGTAAGATATCTCGTTTAGTAGCCTCTCGGCTTGACACCATATATCATAATCTTCCAGTGTTCATCCTCACCTGACGTTCGACCAATACGTCCCAGATTTATCTTTACAATGTGCTCCACGGGCCACCTTCCTGGCTATCAACGAAGTTAGTTAGAACACCTTTCCAACCATTTCCATTCAGCATATTTGTCCCCCAGCCCTCGCAAATGGGTGTATCGACGAAGTGAATTCCAATCTCTGTGTCCTGAGACACTCGACACCCTAGGGATGTCCCATTCCATCTCAAATAACCGACTCACCCCCTCGTGCCGCAGATCATGAAAATGCAAGTCCTCGATACCCAGGAGTGGGCAGGCCCGCGTAAAGGAGGCTGACACCGACTTGGCATTGTAGGGAAAGATCTCCCTCTCCACCTTAGGCATGGTGTGTATGATCGCCCAGGCCTCATCTGGCAAGTGACACCAGACGTCGTTGCCAATTTTCTGCCCCGGGTTTTTCATGTCCCTCACTAGGACCGCTTGCCGTGCACAGTCGAGATCGTCCCAGCGGATCCGCGTGATTTCTTCCTGTCGGCGCGTCGAGAAGATCGCGAAGGCAATCATCTTCGGCATGTCGATCTGAGCTTGGCGGCGCGCCTGCATCTCGAAGAAATGCACCATAAGCTTGTCCAGCTCTTCCAGCGTTGGCCGGCGGTTGCGCTCCTTGCTTTTGCTGACCATGCCGAGCTTACGCAGCACCTTACGGGCGTCAGGCATAGCCAGGGGATCCACCTCATAGCCCCACGCCGGCCGCGCCACGGACAACACCGCTCCCAGGTGCGACAAGTCGTTACCGACCGTCTGCGCCTGCACGCCGCCGCCCTCCTGGCCCATCCGCCACTGAGCGAACTCCACCAGTTTCTGACTAGAGAGCGCCGAATCGTCTAGATCCCCCAGCCAGGTGTCTTTGATCGCATTCAGCGTGGCTCTCTTGGTTTTCCCCAGCGGGCGGATCTTCTCGTACTCGTCCAGGTACTGCTCAATCATCTTCCTGACAGTCACACCCTTGCGGTTGGCGCGATCGATGGCGCCGGGCTCGGCCAGCTCCGTCTCCCGGCGCTTGATCCAGGCCTGGGCGACCTGCTTGCGGTCGAAGGTTTGGCTTTCCTGATAAACTGTCCGCCCGTCCCGATTGATCCGTATCTGCGCCGTGTAGGCCGTCGAGTTGTCCTTGCGTTTGCGTGATGTGATCGTGCCCAT